ACTTTTAAAGATAAGTGAGTGTAGCGTAGCTGCCTACTTTCTTTAACTTGACTCTAAGTCAAATCTACTCAACTAAACGAAATTTTGTTGTTTCCCATTTAATGGGAGCAACATCTTTGGTAATTTCGTTTCATTCATAGCTTGTTGTCCATATTGAGTCTAGGAGTTTGGCTAGCTGTGTGGGTTCCGTCTCACATAGTAGGTGTGTTGGCTAGTTCCGTCTAGTCTTCACGTGGATCTCAGTTCCGTCTGGGTGAAACCTAACCCCCCTCACTATGGTGTTCAAGCATTTTAGGATCCTCGTCAATGAGGACCAGGAAATTACCCCGCGTGGCTATGAAAACCGCTTGGATTGCCAGCGCGCTCTGAAGCAATGCTGGCTTAGCGGTTTTAATGGCTACGTTTTTGTACCTGAATACTCTAGAGACCTGCTCACTGGTTGTCGTGAACAGTGGTACGTTTTTGGTGTATTCGGTGCTAATGATTATGTCATCAAACCTTGCATGTTAGAAGAACAGTCTGTTAACTTGCAAGGTTTTATCGTACTCTCTGACGCTAATGGTGTAGAGGAGGATTTCTATCTTAGCCTTAGCACCTATGGCGGCATGACTGTGTACGTTGATCAATACATGTGTGGAGCTGACGGTAGGCCTGTTATCTCTGGTGAGATGCGTGACTACTTCGGCGATTTAGATGATATTGTTATTGATGGCATTATATATTCGCATGCGTGGGACGTCGAACGTGATCTTGATGTAACCCACGACAAACAGACTTTTCTCAACATAAAGTCTATAATGTACTTACAGGATAAAGACCACAAGCTTCCTAATGGCGCAATTCGCGTACGTGCTGCGCCAGTAAAGTTAAGTTCTAAGGTTGTACTTTCTCAACCTTTTGCTGACATGTATAAGCACTTTGGTTCACCATATATGCAAAATGGTGACAACCTCCACGGTTGTTTCACCAAACTTAATTTCATTGTTGCCAATGTTAAGTGTAAGTGTGGTGGTGAGTCAAGTGGTGTTGGTGATTGGACTGGGTTTAAGTCGGCATGTTGTGGTTTGCCTGGTAAGGTTATAGGTGTGTCCCTAGGTAATGCTGCAGTTGGTGAGGCTGTTGTTACATCTAAGGGTTGTGGCAATGGTACTAAATTTTATGCTAATGCTGTATTGAAACATGTTGGAGACGCTGATGATGTTTCTATTTGGCGTGTCATGGCTACCTACGCAAAAGACATAGTAGCCACCAACACTTTTGATAAGTGTAGACTAGAATTACTTGATCACACTAGTGACAGCACATTGGCTACTAGTGTGAAGAAGTGCTATCTTACTGGTAAACCGAATAAGGACGTTGTTGACGCCATAGTGGCTGGCCACATCAATGTGTCTAGCAACATTTTTGGTGTTGTTAAGGAATTGTTTGCTAACGTCCCATGGTTGTTAAGAAGTGTGGTGAATTGTTTTCTACAGCATGGCAGTCTATTTGTGAGGTTTCTGAGCAGTGGTGGTCACTCCTACGTCGTTGTTAGAGACACCATCAAAATGCTTTGTAGTGCAGCATTTACCATTCAGGGACTAAAACCTGTTTTTGTTATATCTTCTGCGGCTTCAAGTCTTGTTAAAAGCTGCATTAGTATTCTAGAGTCTGTTTTTGATATGTTTACACAGACTGTAGAATTCTTTGGAGTTACAGCCAAGTTTCTTTTGCTTGGTTGTAAATACATATTGTTTGAAAATGCACTCTTTAAATTAGAAACGCTTAAGCTGTCAGGCAAGCGTGAATCTGGTTTGAAGGATGCTGTTTTTGCATCTGCCATTGTTGGTAGTACGATAGAGGTCAAGCCCTCTAGATTTGAGAAATCTACAGCCAATTTAGTTGTTGTAGAAGATGTTGTTATGCCTGGCGAGGGCCATGCAGTTGTTGTTGGAGACATGGCTTTTTATAGAAGTGGTGATTATTATTTTATGATGACTTCACCTACAAGTGTTTTGACTACTACTGTATTCAAAGCTGAAAAAGCCAATGTCTACAAAGTTGATTACAATGTACCGGATGCGTACAAAGGAAAACTTGTTAGTGCCATCGGTACATCTTACAGTGTTGATGGTTCCATTGATGATGCCGTATCTAAGTTAAACACTGCGTTGCAAGTTTATTATGACAACGCATTGTGTTTTAGAGCTTTTTCATTAAAAGAAACCATCGTTGTTGAACCTTTCCAGCACAAGTATAAAATGCCCAAGTGTCTCAAAAATCACACAGGTCTCTGGGAAATTATTTTGAGTGGTTCTAAAGATTTAGGCTTTTTTGATAAGTACAAAGCTTTAGAATCGTTGGCTGATATTTATGACACAAATGACTATGCCAATTTAGTGTGCCCAAAACTTTTGCACAAGCTCGACAATGGTATAATGTGGTACCGCTGCATGAAGGGTGTTACAGGACCTATTGTAACACGCGCAGCTTGCAGCTTTGTCGGAGGTTGTGTTAAAGTGTGTCTAGAAGGTTTTGATTCCGTTGCTGCTAGGGTTGAAGTCTGCTACCAAAAGCTTTGTGGTATTAAGACTTTTGATTTAAACGTGGCTGGTATTGTATTTGCCGGTTTTAAAACACCAAGTGGCAAAACCTTTCTAGATTTTGGTGATGACGCCATTGAGCTTTTTGATGATGAACCTGTACGTTGTTTTACAGGTGCCACAGTGCCTGTGAACGTTTCTGATTTTGAAGATGACGTTCGGGGTGATGTTGTTTTAGAGGAATGTGAATACCAACCCCCAAGAGATGAAGGTATAGTTGTTAACTTAGGAGGCTACACATTTTACACTACAGATAATGAGAAGTTCTACCCCTTTGGTGATTGTAAAGTTGTGCCAAAGTTGTACAATAAAGCTGGTGGTGGTAAAAACGTAACCTTTAGTGATGATGTGGAAGTCAGAGAAGTTGATCCTGTTTTCAAAGTTAAAGTCACTTTTGAGTTTGATGATGACACTATTACGGGCGTTTTAAACACAGTTATTGGTAACACTATGACTTTTGAAGGTGATAGCTGGGAAACCCTTGAAAACTTGTTAACCACACAGGTTGATGCAGTGTTTAAACAGTTAGCACAAGCAGGTTTAACATTACCTGATTATTACATTTATGATAGCTGTGGTGGTTTTGATGTGCATTGTCCTGAAGGCATCATGGTTTCACAGTATGACCTGTCGGTTGATAGTAATATAGAGTGTGTTGAGGATGCCTGCAACTTGGAATATGTGGAAGAGGTTTCTGACTATTGCCCGTCAGATGATGATGTTGATGAAGACGGGTGTGTTCAAACGGTTTCAGTGTTTGCTTTTGACAACAGTACGATTAATGGTAAAGTTGTACTTAAACAATCACAAAATAACTGCTGGATTAATGCAGCTGGTTACCAATTACAGTGTCTTAACGTTCTCAGTAGTGAAGAGTTCAGACAGTACTGTGTTGGTGATGTTGAAAGTTTAGTACGCCTTATGTATGACATGACTAACAGAAAGGTTGGTGACTTAGGTGAGGCTGAATATGTGTTAGAGCTTTGTCTAGGAGGCCTGGAGACTGCTAAAGTGACATTGTCTGCGCAATGTGATTGTGGCATTGTTGAGGACGTCATTGCGGGTTGTGCTTTTAGAATGTGTTGTACAGATGCAACCTTTGACTATGGAATGTGTGGTACATGTCGTGTTATTAAGAAGACTACCATTGTGAAAGTTGAAGGTACTGGCGTCTTTTTACACGAACCTAAAACCTACAAACCTCTTGTTAAACCAGTTTGCAAAGCAATTTTCAAAGGTGACACTGATGGCGGCCACTACATGGTTCATGATGTAGAAGCCAAAGTGTTGGTTGACGGTTTTGGTTTGCATCCAGTGAAGAACCTACCCTTTACCTCTGTTTGTTTTGTTAATGCTAATTATGTGAGACGTGCTAAAGCCACTAAAAGTGCAGCTAAGAATTACCCGTGGGCCGCTGCAGTTGATAGCCAAGAGATTCTTAGTGTACCAACAGAAACACGTAATGATGTGGAGCTCGTGAGTACAACCAATGATGTTGCGCTTTCAGACGTTACGCCTACGGAGCAAGTTCCCACTATAAAGCCGTTTTTTGAAACGGGTTTGATTAAGTTTTATAGAGGTGATGTTAAAATGCTAGTTGGTGCCATCAAGCCTAAAGTCTTAGTAAATGCTGCTAACCCACATCTGCAACATAAGGGTGGTGTAGCAAAAGCTATTGACGACTTTACGGCTGGTGCGCTCAGTTTGGAATCTACTAATTACTTAAAACATTATAAACCTATACCGTCTGGTAACGTGGTTGTTTTTAATGATGTGTTTGCTGGCCTTAACATTGCCAATGCAGTGGGACCACGTGTGTCTGAGGAGCGGTACGAACAGAAACTTGCTTCTGTCTATCGTAAATTGGCGAAGGTTGAAGGTCCTATGTTAACACCTCTTATTAGTTGTGGCATTTTTGGTGTACCACTTGAGCAATCATTGAAAGCTTTGATTAAGGCCTTTAAATCAATAAGTGTCTCTGTATTCGTATACACAGAAGAGGAGCAGCGTAAAGTTTTACAGTACTTTGAGACACCTGTCACAGTTCTTTTAGAAGACGGCCCTAGTGTTCAAAAAGTAGTTTTAGAGCCAGTAGTAGCTATTGACTCACAACTGGCTTCTAAGGTTGTTAATAAGAATGTGTTATGTGACGGTGTTTACCCTGATGCGAACTTTGATCATGAAGTCTTGACCAAAGTGGATGACGTAGATTGGTCGTCATACTATGGGTTTGCTAATGCTGACACTTTCAGTGCTTTAAACCATGATGAGTTTGTGTTTGAAAGTACGATAGTTGATGGTTTTGTCGTTTTTAAACAAACTGATAATAACTGTTGGGTCAATGCTACGTGTATGTTACTACAAAACTTAAAGCCCACATGGCGCTTTAAGGGTATGGAAGATTTATGGTCTAAGTTTGTTAGTGGCAACACAGCACCGTTTGTACACCTCTTATACTTCATTATTAAGGCAAAAAGAGGTGACCCTAATGATGTTGAGTTTGTTTTGCATAAACTTGAACCATTACTGTGTGAAAGTGGCTCCGTAACTTTAGATAACTTTAAAGGCTGTGATATTTGTTACAAACCAAGTGTTGTCACAGGTGCTGTTGTAGCCGCGCCTCTACAAGCCAAAGGGGATAACATGGTGTGTACCCATGGTAAGAGCGTTACAACACGTGTCACTAAGGTCCAAGGTTCTGTTGTTTTGACATCTACTTGTGGTGTTGTCAGCAATAGCATAAAGGGTGACGGTTACGTGTGTTTTAATGGTTCTGCCAGTAGTGGACATTACACATACAGTTCTAGAAATGGTACTGTTTATGACGCTGATAAAACATACACATTTAAAGTGGACGACTTAAGCGTAACATCTGTTCTCATGTTAACTGGTTACAAGCTGCCAGTAGTCCACGCTCCTAGCGTACCTAAAAGTGCATCAAACGTAAGCAAACCTGATACCATGCAAAAGCTAGATGAGTATGCAAACATGTTCTTTTCTTTTGGTGACACTTTACTTAAATTCTGTGTTACAATTTTTAAGTACCTTTTGTGTTTTTATTTTTTCTTTTTAGAACGCTGTACAAAGTCTAAGAGGCTTAAAGTGAAGATTAAACCACCTTTTGCTTTAAAGCCATTGGACGTAAAACTGCGAGCTCTTAATTCTGTAAAATTGCTTACAAACACTAAATTTTGGTTTTATCTAAAATTTTTGTTAGGTTTATTGTTGTTGTATAACTTGTTGTATGTTATAGTAAGTGTACCATTTATACATAGGTTTGCTTGTGCTAGTTACACTAAAGCTTATGCAAATTCCAGCTTTGTGAAAGCTGATGTTTGCACACGCTCTGTTTTGTGCAAGGCGTGCTTGGCGTCTTATGAAGAGTTGTCTGATTTTGATAATCTCAAAGTTATTTGGGATTACAAGTCCGATCCTCTTTGGAGCAAAATGTTGCAACTAGTGTATTTCGGTGCTCTTATGGTTTTCGGAAACAATGTGTTAAGAGTCGCTATGCTCTATTTTGTTGCACAGTGTTTAAACACATGGTTTTCTTACTATGGTTTAGTCAATTATAGTTGGTTGTTGCACATTGTGAATTTTGAGACTGTAGCTGCTGAAATTGTTGTGTTAATGGTTGTTGTAAAAGGATTCTTCTTCTTAAAGCATTATTGGTATGGTTGTGACAAGGCTAGTTGTTTGTCTTGTTCTAAAACCGCTAAGCAAAAACGCATACCAGTAAGCGTGATTGTTAATGGAAGTATGAAGACTATTTATGTGCATACTAATGGTGGGTCAAAATTTTGTTCTAAACATAATTTTTATTGTAAAAATTGTGAATCTAATGGTGTTGGCAACACTTTTATCTGCCATGAAGTTGTTAGAGAATTGTCTAACATTGTAAAGCACACTGTACATGCTACAGATGTGGCTTTTAAAGAAGTAGATAAAGTTGAGTGTTCAGAAGGGTTTTACAGACTTTACACTGGTGATGAGTATACACGTTATAATTATGACATCACAGACAAGAAGTACAGTTGTAAAGAAGTTCTTAAGTCTCTTCAATTGATTGACGATTTTGTTGTATATGACCCTACTGGCACAACACCTGCAAATCTGCACAATGCTTGTGTGTACTGGTCACAACTATTGGGTAAACCTATTAAGCTTGTGAACCGTGATCTTATACAATCGTTAACTGTGGATTTTAATGGTGTTTTGTTTGATGCGCATAGACGTGTTATTAGTAACTCATTTAATGTAGATGTTGCAGATTGTAAGACTCTGCGTGGTTGTTATGAAGCTTGTAAAACCGATGTTCCCTATAATGTCTTTGAAGACGTTGTTAATAATGCACATAAGTATGATGTACTTATGACTGACATTAGTTATAACAACATCTGGTTGACATATGCCAAGCCCGAAGAGAACTTGTCAACTTTTGACATTGCAAACTGCATTAAAGCTGGTGCAAAGGTTGTTAGTCACAACGTTCTGATAAAAGAAAATGTACCCATAGTATGGTATGCTAAGGATTTTATCAGTCTTAGTAACGAAGCCAGACAGCTTCTAATTAAAACGTCTAAGGCTAAGGGTGTGACTATCATGTTGTCTTTTAACAACCAACCCATGAGCCACACTTTACCAACTGTTGCTATTGGTCGTAAAAGTGGTTCTGGTTTTTTCGATGTGTACCGTGAGTTTAAACAAGTTATAATGCTCATTGTTGCAGTTTTGTTAGCATGGGGTTTATGTTGCATCTACGATGGTTATACCCCAGCCCGTGTAAGTTCTGCACCAGGATATGACTTTATGGTTATTAGGAGTGGTAAAATTCAGAGTTTTGATGATTCTATAACTTGTGTGCACAACGTTTATAATGAGTTTCCATCTTGGTATCTTGGTAGGTATGGTAAAAGTTTGTCTTATGCTAAAAACTGCCCTATTGTTGTTGGCACTGTTTTTGATATTATTGATAGTATGAAACCTGTCCCTGATGTACCTGCGTATGTCACTCTTGTTGGAAGGTCGTTGGTGTTTGCTATCAATGCCGTCTTTGGTAATACTGACTTATGTTATGACCATCAAGGTGTAGCTAAGTCTAGGGATTCTGTTTTTGACAATTGTGTTTTCAATGCAGCTTGCACCCAGCTTGTTGGTATGGGTGGTACTGCAGTGTATTGTTTCAAGGACGGAGTCATGCTAGGGGCTCATAAGACTTATGCTGAACTAATACCTGATACCCATTATATGTTACGGGATGGTAATACGTTGAAATTACCTACAATTATTAGAGGTTTTGGTTTACGTATTGTACAAACTCTTGCAACTACGTACTGTAGAGTTGGTGAGTGCACACAATCTAAACAAGGGTTTTGTGTGGGTTTAGATAATTGGTTTGTTTATGACAAGGCTTTTGGTGAAGGTTATATTTGTGGTGACAGTGTTTTTGGTTTTGTAACTAATGTGTTTAAGTTATTCAACCAAAACTTGTCGGTTGTTGCAACGTCTGGGTATATGTTAACTAATATGCTTATAGCTCTGTTTGCCATAGCAGTCTGTTATGCATTCTTGAAGTTTAAGAGAGTTTTTGGTGATTGTACAATGTTCGTTTCTATGATCATTGTTACACTCTTTATTAACAATTTATCATATTTTTTCACACATAATTTGGTGTTAGTGGTTGTTTATGCTGTAGCGTATTATTTCTTGTCTAGACGTTTGCCTTACCCAGGAGTCATGGATGCAGGTTTTATGCTCGCATATGTTGGCATGGCACCATGGTGGTTGTTTGTAGGATATGTGCTACTGTTTTTCTATGATTCAATACCATCATTTTTTAAACTGAAGGTTTCTACAAACTTATTTGAAGGTGATAAGTTCGTAGGTAATTTTGAATCTGCAGCTGCTGGCACTTTTGTTATAGATATGCATTCTTATCAAGTCCTTGTCAATTCTATTCCCATGGAGAGACTGAGAAGTTATGCCTCTACCTTTAACAAGTACAAATATTATACTGGTAGCATGGGTGAAGCTGATTATCGTATGGCTTGCTATGCCCATTTAGCTAAGGCCTTAATGGATTATGGCAATAACCGTAATGATATGCTTTATACACCACCTACAGTAAGTGTAAATTCTACTCTTCAGTCTGGTCTTAGAAAAATTGCACAACCTTCAGGTGTTGTTGAACCATGCATTGTCCGTGTAGCTTATGGTAGCACAGTGCTTAATGGTTTATGGTTAGGCGATGAAGTGATTTGTCCTAGACATGTCATTGCAAGTGACACTTCAAAACCTATTAATTACGACACTGAACTCTTGGGAGTCCGGTTGCATAATTTTTCAATTTCTAAGGGCAATGACTTTTTGGGTGTTATAGGGTGTTCTTACCGTGGTGTTAACCTTATAATCAAGGTCAGCCAGAATAACACGCTAACACCCAAACATAAGTTTAAAACTGTTAAGGCAGGTGAGAGTTTTAACATTTTGGCTTGTTATGATGGTAAGCCTAACGGTGTTTATGGTGTTAACATGCGTACGCAAGGCACTATTAAAGGTTCTTTTATTAATGGTACTTGCGGTTCACCTGGTTATGTTTTAGACGGTGACATTGTAAACTTTGTTTACATGCACCATCTAGAGCTTGGTAATGGCTCACATGTCGGTTCTAACCTAGAAGGTGCTATGTATGGTGGTTATGAAGATCAACCTAGCATGCAGCTGGAAGGTGTGAATGTTATGTCTACTGATAATGTGGTTGCATTTCTTTATGCTGCTCTCATTAACGGCGAACGTTGGTTTGTGAGTAACGCCGCAGTTGCATTGGAGACTTACAACAATTGGGCTATTGCTAATGGTTTCACAGAATTGAGCTCTGCGGACTCTTTTAGTATGTTATCTGCTAAAACGGGTGTTAGTGTTGAAAAACTGTTGGATGCTGTAATGCGTTTGTCAACAAGTCTGGGAGGTAAAACTATACTTGGATATGGCTCATTGAGTGATGAATTCACAACAACAGAGGTTGTACGCCAAATGTTTGGTGTTAATCTACAGAGTAATTCAGTCAAATCTTGGTTCTACCCAATTGCTATCACAGTTGTTTGTATGTTTGCTTTTTGGACTGAATTCTTTTTGTATACACCTTTCAGTTGGTTTGGTCCTGCCAGTATAGGGTGCCTCTTACTCATGACTGTTGTAGTATCTGCATTACTTACAATTTTTGTGAAGCACAAAATGTTGTATTTTATGTCATTCCTTTTACCTAGTGTTATTCTTATGACAGTTAGTAACCTGGTATGGGATAGTTTGTACATAGCAGCAGTTCAGGCTAAGTTGGTGGAGGTTAATATGTCATTGATAGCTGTAGACATGCAGAGTGTGGCACTTATGGTGTTGTGTTTGCTTGTAGCAATTGTTCATTGCTACAGATTTTGTACACAGAGGCAATCCATACCGGTGTTTGTTGTTACACTCTGTTTTGTTTTCTACAATTTTGCTTCCCAATGGTATTATTATCTTAGAGGCTTAGATATGGGTGTTAATCTACAGTTTGGTTATGTTAATCTTGGTATGATGCTAGTGTGCTTGATGACTAAAGATTGGATTGTTGTTGCTGTTGCATACAGGGTGGCTTATTACATTGTGCTTTATATTCTATCACCTGATGTCGTTAATGATTTTGGTTTATTGAAATGTCTGTGTGTTGTTTACATGTTGCTAGGGTATTGTAGTTGCTGTTATTATGGTGTTTTGTATTGGGTAAACCGTTTTACACACATGACGTGTGGTGTTTACCAATTTGCTGTATCAGCTGCTGAGTTGAAATACATGACAGCTAACAATCTGACTGCACCACGCAATGCTTATGACGCAATGGTTTTAAGCTCAAAATTGGTTGGCATTGGCGGTAACAGAAACATTAAGATTGCCTCTGTCCAATCTAAATTGACAGATATGAAATGTACTAATGTTGTTTTATTAGGTTTGTTGTCTAAGATGCATATTGAGGCTAACTCTAAGGAGTGGAATTATTGTGTGAATTTGCACAATGAAATCAACCTTAGTGATGATTCTGATGTTGTGCTTAATAAGTTACTTGCGCTGTTGGCGTTCTTTTTGTCAAAGCATAATAGTTGTGACTTGTCGGAACTCATTGAGTCTTATTTTGACAACCCTTCTATATTGCAAAGTGTAGCATCTGCGTATGCTAATCTACCTTCATGGGTGGCATACGAACAAGCACGTGATGCATATATGGAAGGTAAGAAGAATGACCTTGCAGCGCCAGTTATTAAACAACTTCAAAAAGCTATGAACATAGCTAAGGCAGAGTTTGATCGTGAAGCTAGTGTTCAAAAGAAACTTGACCGAATGGCCGAGCAAGCTGCATCTAACATGTTCAAGGAAGCGCGTGCTGTAGACCGTAAATCTAAAATTATCGGTGCTATGCACAGTTTGTTATTTGGAATGCTTAAAAAGTTAGACATGTCATCTGTTAATACTATAATGGAACAAGCACGTAATGGTTGCTTGCCTCTTAGTATTATACCTGCAGCATCTGCAACACGATTGGTTGTTGTAACTCCTAATATAGAAGTGTTTTCTAAAATAAGACTTGATAATAATGTACACTATGCCGGTGTAGTTTGGTCAATTGTAGAAGTAAGAGATGCTAACAGTGCTGTTGTGCACCTTAAGGAAGTTACACAACACAATGAACAAAATATGTGCTGGCCTCTTACTGTAACCTGTGAGCGTGTTGCACAATTACAGAATAATGAAATCATGCCTGGTAAAATGAAAGAGCGTGCTGTTAAAGCGTCAGCGACTATGGATGGTGACGCTACTGTTAATGGTAAGGCTCTATTTGCTGCAGAAGGTGGCAAGCATTTTATGTATGCTTTGGTTTCTAGTGATGGTAATTTGAAATACGTTAAATGGGAAGGTAATAGCGATGTTATTACTATTGAATTAGAACAACCTTTAAGGTTTTATGTAGACGGTCCTAATGGTCCTGAGGTTAAACATTTGTATTTTGTTAAGAATTTGAACACATTGAGACGTGGTGCAGTCCTCGGATACATAGGTGCCACTGTGCGCTTGCAAGCAGGTAAACAGACGGAACACCCATCTAACAGTAGTTTACTTACTCTTTGTGCCTTTGCACCTGAACCTGCTAAGGCTTACGTTGAATTGGTTAAGAAAGGTATGCAGCCTGTAAACAACTGTGTGAAAATGCTGTCTAATGGCTCTGGCAATGGTATGGCCGTGACTAATGGTGTTGAGGCTACACCCAACCAAGATTCTTATGGTGGTGCCTCAGTATGTATCTATTGTAGATCTCATACCGCACACCCTTCGTTAGACGGTTTTTGCAGGTTTAAAGGCAAGTTTGTACAGGTGCCCACAGGTACAGTGGATCCTATAAGATTTTGTATAGAAAATGAAGTCTGTGCTGTCTGCGCTTGTTGGCTTAATAATGGGTGTGTTTGTGATAGAACTTCTATGCAGGCAGCTGTTGTAGACCAGAGTTATTTAAACGAGTACGGGGTTCTAGTGGAGCTCGACTAGAACCCTGCAATGGTACAAACCCTGATTGTGTTACCAGGGCCTTTGATGTGTACAATGCCGACGTAGCATGTATTGGTAAATTTCTTAAAACAAATTGTTCTCGTTTTAAGAATTTGGACCTTCATGATGCGTATTACATTGTGAAACGTTGCCGAAAAAGCGTTATGGACCATGAGCAAGTCTGTTATAACGCTTTGAAACATTCCGGAGCAGTCGCCTCACATTCATTTTTTGAATATAATGAAGGCAGATCAATCTTCGGCAATGTTTGTAGACGCGACCTTACAAAGTATACTATGATGGATTTGTGTTATGCTTTACGTAACTTTGATGAGAAAAACTGTGAAGTTTTGAAAGAAATTCTGGTCTTGACTGGTTGTTGTGACAGTAGTTACTTTGATAATCCTGACTGGTATGACCCTGTTGAGAATGAGGCCATACACGTGGTCTATGCAAAATTAGGCCGTGTAGTATCTAACGCCATGCTTAAGTGCGTTGCACTTTGTGATGCCATGGTCGAAAAAGGTCTTATAGGAGTTTTAACCCTTGACAATCAGGATCTTAATGGAAACTTCTATGATTTTGGTGATTTTGTATTCACTGTTGAAGGTTATGGTTGTGCATGTGTCACTTCTTACTATTCTTACATGATGCCTATTATGGGAATGACTTCATGTTTGGAGTCTGAAAATTTTGTGAAGAGTGACATCTATGGTTCTGACTATAAGCAGTTTGATTTGTTAGCCTACGACTTTACAGCACATAAGGAGATGTTGTTTGAAAAGTATTTTAAATATTGGGATAGGCCTTATCATCCAAACTGTTCTGAATGCATAGATGATGCATGTCTTTTGCATTGTGCAAATTTTAACACATTGTTCTCCACAACTATACCTGTAACAGCATTTGGGCCACTTGTTAGAAAAGTCTTTATTGATGGAGTCCCAGTAGTTGTTACGGCTGGTTACCATTTTAAACAATTAGGTTTAGTGTGGAATAAAGATGTTAACGTTAGCAACCAGAAATTGTCCATGAATGACCTTTTACGATTTGTCACAGACCCTGCTCTGCTAGTGGCGTCAAGCCCTGCTTTGTTAGATCAAAGAACTGTTTGTTTCTCTATTGCGGCTTTGGGTACAGGTGTGACATACCAAACTGTTAAACCAGGTCATTTTAATAAAGAGTTTTATGACTTTGTTGTTGCGAGAGGTTTCTTTGCTGAAGGCTGTGAACTAACTTTGAAGCATTACTTTTTCGCCCAAGGCGGTGAAGCCGCTATAACGGATTTTAACTACTACCGTTACAATAAGACTACTGTTCTTGACATATGTCAGGCACAATTCGTCTTTCAGTTAGTTAATAAATATTTTGAATGTTACGATGGTGGTTGTATCACAGCCCGTGAAGTTGTAGTTACTAATTATGATAAAAGTGCGGGTTATCCCCTCAACAAGTTTGGCAAAGCCAGACTGTATTACGAGACACTTTCTTACGAAGAGCAGGACGAGTTGTTCGCTACAACAAAGCGTAATGTTTTACCTACTATGACACAGATGAATCTTAAGTATGCTATATCAGGTAAAGCACGAGCTCGTACTGTGGGCGGCGTGTCACTTTTATCAACTATGACTACGAGACAATATCATCAGAAACACTTAAAGTCTATAGCCGCCATGCGTAATGCTACAGTTGTCATTGGCACAACTAAGTTTTACGGTGGGTGGGATGATATGTTAAAAAATTTGATGCGTGACGTTGATAATGGCTGTCTCATGGGTTGGGATTACCCCAAGTGTGATCGCGCGTTGCCCAACATGATTAGAATGGCCTCTGCCATGGTTTTAGGATCAAAACATGTTGGTTGCTGCACACATAGTGACAGGTTTTATCGATTGTCTAATGAGTTGGCACAAGTACTTACAGAAGTTGTGCATTGTACAGGTGGTTTTTACATAAAACCAGGTGGTACCACCTCTGGTGATGGCACAACGGCTTATGCCAACTCTGCTTTTAACATATTCCAGGCGGTGTCTGCTAATGTTAATAGACTTTTAAGTGTAGATTCCAACACTTGTAACAATTACAATGTTAAATCTTTACAACGCAAGATTTATGATAGCTGTTACAGAGCTAGTGTTGTTGACCCATCATTGGTGGACGAGTACTATGCGTATTTGCGTAAGCACTTCTCAATGATGATTCTATCTGATGATGGCGTTGTTTGTTATAATAAAGAGTATGCAGATTTGGGTTATGTCGCTGACATAAGTGCGTTCAAATCCGTTCTTTATTACCAGAACAACGTGTTCATGTCTTCTTCTAAATGTTGGGTTGAACCAGACCTTAGTGTTGGACCACATGAATTTTGTTCACAGCACACTATGCAAATAACAACTCCAGAAGGTAATTATTACCTACCGTATCCAGACCCATCTAGAATTTTGAGTGCGGGTGTTTTTGTTGACGACATTGTCAAGACTGACAATGTTATTATGCTAGAACGCTATGTAAGTTTGGCTATTGATGCATACCCATTGACAAAGCATCCTAAGCCCATTTACCAGAAGGTGTTTTACACACTGCTAGAATGGGTTAAACACTTACAAAAGACGCTGAATGCTGGTATACTAGACTCTTTCTCTGTCACGATGTTAGAAGAAGGACAAGATAAATTCTGGAGTGAAGAATTTTATGCCAACTTGTATGAAAAATCCACAGTTCTACAAGCTGCAGGTATGTGTGTTGTGTGTGGTTCACAAACTGTTTTACGCTGTGGTGACTGCCTACGAAGGCCTTTACTGTGTACTAAGTGTGCTTATGACCATGTTATGGGAACAAAGCATCACTTTATAATGTCACTCACACCTTATGTTTGTAGCTACAATGGTTGCAATGTTAATGATGTTAGGAAACTATACTTAGGTGGCCTTAACTACTATTGTATAGACCACAAACCACAGTTGGCATTCCCATTATGTGCTAACGGCAATGTTTTTGGTTTGTACAAAAGTTCAGCAATTGGTTCAGCTGATGTGGAAGATTTTAATCGTTTGTCTATGTCTGACTGGTCTAACGTTGAAGACTACAGGCTGGCTAATAACGTTAAAGAGTCTTTGAAATTGTATGCAGCTGAAACAATTAAGGCCACAGAAGAATCTGTTAAGTCGCAATATGCATGTGCTGTACTTAAGGAAATTGTAGGACCTAAGGAAGTTGTTCTACAATGGGAGGCGTCAAAGATTAAGCCACCACTTAATAGAAACTCAGTCTTTACTTGTTACCAAATTTTAAAGGATTCTAAGATTCAATTAGGTGAGTTTGTATTCGAACAGTCTGAGTACGGTGGTGACTCTGTTTATTATAAGAGTACCTCTACAACTAAATTAGTACCAGGCATGTTGTTTGTTTTAACTTCTCATAATGTTGGTAGCCTTAAGGCACCTGTTTTGTTGAATCAAGAGAAGTATAGCACCATATCTAAGTTGTACCCTGCTTTTAACATATCTGAAGACTACTCAACTCTAGTGCCTTACTATCAAATGATAGGAAAGCAAAAGTACACTACCATACAAGGACCTCCTGGATCAGGCAAGTCACACTGCGTTATCGGACTGGGCCTGTATTACCCAGGAGCACGCATTGTTTACACAGCATGCTCACATGCCGCTGTGGATTCATTGTGTGAAAAAGCTGCTAAAAACTTTAATATTGATAAGTGTTCGCGTATAGTGCCTATGCGCGCAAGAGTTGAGTGTTATAATGGTTTTAAGCCCAATAATAATGCAGCACAATATCTTTTTAGTACTGTTAATGCATTACCTGAATGTAGTTGTGATATTGTGGTAGTTGATGAAGTCTCAATGTGTACTAACTATGAGCTTAGTGTTATTAACAGCCGTGTTAGTTATAAACACATTGTGTATGTTGGAGATCCCCAGCAACTACCAGCACCACGTACACTCATTAATAAAGGGGTGTTAAAACCGCAGGACTATAACGTTATAACACAGCGGATGTGTACGCTAGGTCCAGATGTTTTTCTACATAAGTGCTATAGGTGTCCAGCTGAAATTGTTAACACTGTGTCTGCTTTAGTTTATGACAATAAGTTCAAACCTGTTAAAGGTGATTCTAAGCAATGCTTTAAAATGTATGTCAGAGGTAACGTCCAAATTGATAATGGTTCCTCCGTCAATAGAAAGCAGCTCGAGGTCATAAAACTCTTTTTGGCTAAAAATCCTAAATGGAAAAACGCAACTTTCATCTCACCGTATAACAGCCAAAATTATGTTGCTAGAAGATTGTTAGGTTTGCAGACACAGACTGTTGATTCTGCACAAGGTAGTGAATATGACTATGTCATATATGCACAAACGTCAGACACAGCACATGCAGTCAACATAAATAGATTTAATGTTGCCATCACGCGTGCGAAGGTTGGTATATTGTGTGTTATGTGTGACAAGCCAATGTATGACGGTCTTAATTTCTATGAAATTACTGATGTCAATTTGCAAAGTAAAGGAGAAGGTTGTGGCTTGTTTAAGGATTGTTCAAAGGCGGAACGTTATATACCGCCCGCATATGCCACAACTTACATTAGTTTGTCAGATTCTTTCAAAACCAGTGATGGTTTGGCTGTGAATGTTGGCACAAAACCCGTTACATATGCGTCTGTCATATCGTATATGGGATTCAGGTTCGATGTCAACATTCCTGGCTATCATACAATGTTTTGTACAAGAGACTTTGCCATGCGTAACGTTAGAGCTTGGTTAGGTTTTGATGTGGAAGGTGCACACGTCTGTGGTGACAACATAGGCACCAATGTACCGCTTCAATTAGGATTCTCTAACGGTGTTGACTTTGTTGTACAACCCGAAGGTTGTGTTGTTACAGAGAATGGCAACGGTATTGTCCCCGTAAAGTCTAGGGCCCCTCCTGGTGAACAGTTTGCACACCTCATACCATTAATGCGTAGAGGTCAAGCCTGGAGCATTGTCAGACGGCGTATAGTCCAGATGGTTTGTGATTATTTTGAAGGTTTGTCTGACATTGTAATATTTGTTCTATGGGCTGGTGGCCTGGAGCTTACGACAATGAGGTATTTTGTTAAGATTGGTGAACAACGTAAATGTGACTGTGGTATTATTGCTGCTTGTTACAACAGTGCACAGTGCACATACCGTTGCATGAAGCATGCTTTAGGTTGTGACTACCTGTACAACCCCTTTTGTATTGACATACAACAATGGGGTTACACAGGATCACTAAGCATGAATCACCATGAAATTTGCAATGTTCATAAGAATGAGCACGTTGCTAGTGGTGATGCTATTATGACGCGTTGTCTCGCCATTCACGATTGTTTTGTGAAAAGGGTTGACTGGTCTATCACGTACCCTTTTATTGATAATGAGGAGTCTATAAATAAAGCCGGTAGAGTTGTACAGTCGCATGTTGTTAGAGCAGCAATAAGTGTTTTAAACCCAAGCTCAATACATGACGTGGGCAACCCTAAAGGCATACGTTGTGTTACAACATCACTGCCATGGTTTTGTTATGATAAAGATCCTATAAACAGCAATGTTAGGTGTTTAGAATACGATTTTATCACTCATGGCCAAATGCCAGGTTTGATGTTGTTTTGGAATTGCAATGTTGACATGTATCCTGAGCAAAGTATAGTGTGTAGATTCGACACTCGTACACGTTCTAAGTTGTCATTAGAAGGTTGTAATGGTGGTGCACTATATGTCAACAACCATGCATTCCACACACCTGCTTATGATCGTAGAGCCTTTGCTAAGTTGAAACCCATGCCCTTCTTTTACTTTGATGACTCCACATGCGATGTTATTGACGGCCAGCCTAATTACGTGCCATTAAAGTCCAACGTTTGCATTACTAAGTGTAATATAGGCGGTGCAGTTTGCAGGAAACATGCTGCATTGTACCGCAAATATGTAGAGGACTATAACATGTTTGTACAGGCAGGATTTAACATCTGGTGCCCTACAAACTTTGACACATACACTTTGTGGCACAGTTTTGTTAACAAGAAAGCATTACAAAGTTTGGAAAACATTGCTTTTAATGTTGTTAAGAAGGGTGCCTTTACAGGACTTAGTGGTGATCTTCCTACAGCAGTCGTAGCAGACAAGATTATGGTTCGTGAGGGACCAACAGACAGAACTTTGTTTGTGAATAAAACAAGTCTGCCTACAAATGTGGCCTTTGAGTTGTATGCCAAAAGAAAACTTGGACTTACACCACCCCTCACCATTTTGAGAAATCTGGGTGTTGTTGCAACTTATAAATTTGTACTGTGGGATTATGAATCCAATTGTCCTTTTAGTAATTTTACAAAAGATGTCTGTGGTTACACAGACTTGAATGATGATGTTGTTGTGTGCTATGATAATAGCATAGTTGGTTCATACGAGCGCTTTACAATGTGTAAAGATGGCGTGTTGATCTCTAATAGTGCTATTAAGGGGTTAAGTCCTATAACGTTAAATTTTGGTTATTTGAATGACTTACCTGTTAGCACTGTTGGTAACAAACCTGTCAAGTGGTATGTTTACGTGCGCCAAAACAACACCTATGTGGAGCAACTTGATGGCTTCTACTCACAAGGAAGAACTTTTAGCACATTTAAACCACGTAGCAAAATGGAAGAGGATTTTCTAGCAATGGATACTACTACTTTTATTCAGAAGTATGGTCTTGAAGACTATGGTTTTGAACACGTGGTTTTTGGTGATGTCTCAAAAACTACAGTAGGTGGTATGCATTTGCTAATATCGCAGATCCGTCTTGCTAACATGGGTTTGTTTTCAGCGCAGGACTTTATGATGAATAGTGATAGCACATTGAAGAGTTGTTGTATTACATACGCTGATGACCCAAGCTCTAAGAGTGTGTGCACGTATATGGACATACTGTTAGACGATTTTGTTATAATAGTTAAGAGCTTAGACTTAAGCGTGGTTTCCAAAGTTGTTGATGTGGTTATTGACTGCAAAGTTTGGCGGTGGATGTTATGGTGCGAGAATGCATCAATTAAAACATTCTACCCTCAACTACAATCAGCTGAATGGAAACCTGGTTACTCTATGCCTAATCTATACAAGATACAGCGTATGTGTTTAGAACGTTGTAATCTTTATAATTATGGTGCAAGTTTGCAACTGCCTGATGGCATTACTACTAATGTTATAAAATACACTCAGTTGTGTCAGTATCTTAACACTACTAGTATGTGTGTACCACACAAAATGCGTGTGTTACACCTTGGTGCTGGCAGCCATGATGGCGTCGCACCTGGTACTAGTGTTTTGAGAAGATGGTTGCCAGATGATGCAATTTTAGTTGATAATGATGTCAGAGATTATGTATCAGATGCAGATTTTAGTATTACAGGTGATTGTACTACTATGTATTTGGAAGACAAGTTTGATCTTCTTATATCTGATATGTATGACGGTACCACAAAGGCCATTGACGGCAATAATGTCTCTAAGGATGGTTTCTTTCCGTATGTCAATGGTTTTATTAAGGAAAAATTGTCTTTAGGTGGTACTGTTGCTATTAAACTTACAGAATTTAGCTGGAATAAAGAGCTGTATGAGTTAATACAGCGGTTTGAGTATTGGACAATGTTTTGCACCAGTGTTAACACATCATCATCGGAAGCATTTCTGATAGGTGTTAACTACTTAGGTGAATTTAGTGAGAAACCAATTGTAGACGGAAATGTGATGCGTGCTAATTACATTTTTTGGCGTAACTCTACAGTAATGGCGTTGTCATATTACTCCGTTTTTGATCTGACTAAATTTAAGTGTAAGTTTAACAATGCATTAGTTGTTAATCTGAAAGAAAGTGATATAAATGTTATGGTTAAAGGTTTAATTAAAGGTGGTAAGTTACTAGTTAGAAACAACGGTAAGTTACTAAACTTTGGTAACCATCTAGTTAATGTTTGAGATGCGTACGCCAGTATTTTTAACTGTGTGCATTGTCTTGTTGCAATATGCACATTGTGATACATTTAATTGTTCAACTCTACACAACACAACTCTTTGGGCCACAGATCAAACCAGGTTACTCGACTACTTTATTGCTAACTATAGTAGTCGGTTGCCGACGGGTGCCTCAGTTGTGTTAGGAGACTACTTTCCCACGTTAGGACCTTGGTATGATTGCGTCTCAAACACTACCTACGGAGGTGTGGTGTTGGAAGACCTGAGGGCTCTTTACTTAGATCACCAACAGGGTGTGGCGCGTGATTTAGCTTTTGCTGTTTATGGTTATCCGTACACAGCAATTGTTGTACTTAACAAGGAGCTGTTTAATGGACAAGGTTATGGCGGTTTGCTTTGCTTCTGCAACGGTAACAGCACCATACCGGCCTTTAATGCTAATTGTTCTACTTCATGTACAGTACGTTCATTCAGGCTATGTGCAGATGAGAGTATTTGTCATGAACGTATTTTAGGTCTGAAGTGGTCAAGCTCCGAAGTCGTGGCTTACTTAGCAGGTGAAGTTTATAGTTACAAGCTTAGTAATCATTGGTACAACAATGTCACTATTAAGACCCAAACCAATGCCAATCAAATATATTGGTGGTTTAACCCTGTTCGTGATTTGTCATACTACAATGTTAATAAGACAGTTGATTCCACTATTGTTGTGAGTAATTGTACTTCTGATTGTAGTGGCTATGCCGCTAACATATTTGCTGTAGAAACCGGTGGCTTTATACCCTCCAGTTTCAGTTTTAACAATTGGTTTGTTTTAACAAACTCGTCAACTATTGTTAGTGGTAAGTTTGTGTCTAGCCAACCGTTGCTTGTAAACTGCTTAACACCTGTACCTAGTTTTGGTGACGAAACCTCCATTATCAACTTTGACACCGTTCCTAGTCAGTGTAACGGTGCTACTGTTAATGGTAGTTTTGATGTTGTTAGATTTAACCTCAATTTTACAGCGAACGTTGCATCTTCAAGTGGTACTAGTTTTCTTGCTTTGAACACTACTGGTGGTGTTGTGTTGTATCTTTCTTGCTTTAATGAGACAAAAACCACTAACTTATACATGTCAGAAGGTGCTTTACCATTTGGTACACACGAAGGTGCTCTTTACTGTTACGTTAGTTATAACGAAACCAGTTTTAAATATATTGGTGTGTTACCTCCTTCTGTTAAAGAGATCGCTGTTAGCAAATGGGGTTTTGTCTATATTAATGGATATAATTACTTTCAAACATTCCCAATAGACAGTGTTGCATTTAATCTAACAACTGGCAATAGTGGTGCTTTTTGGACCATTGCATATACAACATTCACAGATGTTTTATTGGAAGTGTCGGACACACAAATTAAGAGTGTTACTTATTGTAACAGTCATATCAATGACATCAAATGTTCACAAATGTCTGAGAACTTACCGGATGGTTTTTACCCTGTGTCACAGCATAGTTTACCTAATGTTAATAAAACCTTTGTAACGTTGCCTGCGAATTTTGAACATACCTCAATTAATGTTACTGGTAACGTGTTGTTAATATATTATGCACACCCTGTATTTAGGTCAGGCAACGTAACATTGCACCCACAGGGCACTCAAACCATTTGTGTCAATACGACACAATTCACTTTTAATTTTGACTCACAATGCCATCAGCTCGCAGGTGGTGGCTGTGATGGTATTGGCGCTTCAATGATTAGCATAGATAGTGGGAATTGCCCTTTTTCACCGGATAAATTGAATCAACATTTGGCTTTTGAAACTCTTTGCTTTTCTACACTACCTACTGGTAGTGATTGCGCCTTTTCATTGACTGTACAAAATAGGTATTTCACACGAGTCTTTGCACATTTATTTGTGACTTATAAATATGGCTTAGACCATCTGGGTGTGCAAACACCAGATGTTGGTGTGAAAGATTTGTCGGTAGTGTATCAGAATGTGTGTACAGAATACAATATTTACGGCCACGCCGGTGTTGGTATTATACGCTCAACCAATCAAACACTGCTTGGAGGACTATATTACACTTCACTATCGGGTGACCTACTTGGTTTTAAAAATGTAACAACTGGTGAAGTTTATTCTATAGTACCTTGTCAGCTTAGTGCTCAAGCTGCAGTTATAAATGGTAAGATAGTAGGTGCTGTAACATCAGTCCAATCTCCTATCTTAGACTTACCGCACCATATTGTGACACCACAATTCTACTACCACTCCATTTATAATTACAGTGCGACACCCACTTCCTATAGAACCAATAATGGCTTTGATAAATACCTTGTTAATTGCACACCTATTATCACCTATTCTAATATGGGTGTTTGTGAGAATGGAGCTTTAGTGTTTATTAATATCACTCAATCCGAAAACCCGGTACAACCTATCAGCACTGGTAATGTTACAATCCCTAGTAATTTTACCATTTCTGTGCAGGTTGAGTACCTGCAAATGTCATCGGAGGCAGTGTCTATTGATTGTGCACAGTACGTTTGTAATGGTAACCCGCGGTGTAATAGGTTGTTAGCTCAATATATTAGTGCATGCCATGCTATAGAACAAGCTTTAATCACTAGCACGAGGTTAGAAGCACTGGAGCTTGAGTCTATGATTTCAATTTCAGATAATGCACTAGCTCTGGCAACTGTTGAAACTTTTAACAGTTCAGATTACTTGGATCCTGTGTACAATGACCAACATAACACAATTGGCGGCATTTACATGGATGGTTTGAAGGATTTACTTCCTCGCAGAAGTTGTGCAAACAAGCATGGCACTTGTCGATCTGTTATTGAAGAGCTGCTATTCAACAAAGTTGTTACCAGTGGGTTGGGCACTGTTGATGAAGATTACAAACGTTGTACTAATGGCTTAGACATAGCTGACCTTGTTTGTGCTCAATATTACAATGGTATTATGGTTTTGCCTGGTGTTGTCAACGCTGATAAAATGGCTATGTACACTGCCTCCTTAGCCGGTGGTATAACCTTAGGCGCTCTAGGTGGTGGTCTTGTTTCTGTGCCATTTGCTACAGCTGTACAAGCCCGTTTGAATTATGTAGCACTTCAAACAGACGTATTACAGCAAAATCAGAAGATTTTAGCTGCCTCATTTAATCAAGCCATTGGCAACATCACTTTAGCTTTTGGCAAGGTTAATAGTGCTATTCAACAAACTGCTCAAGGGCTTTCCACTGTTGCACAGGCTTTGACCAAAGTGCAGGATGTTGTTAATTCTCAAGGCAAGGCTCTTAACCATCTTACTGCACAATTGCAAAATAATTTTCAAGCAATTAGCAGCTCCATCGAAGACATTTATTACAAGCTTGATGAAGTTAATGCTGACGCGCAGGTTGATCGTCTTATCACAGGTAGACTTGCGTCGCTTAATGCATTTGTTACGCAAACGTTAACCAATCAAGCTCAAATTCGTGCTAGCAGACAATTATCAAAAGAGAAAATTAACGAGTGTGTACGATCACAATCCAGCAGGTTTGGATTTTGTGGTAACGGTACACACTTATTCTCCTTGGCTAATGCGGCACCAAGAGGTGTTATGCTATTCCACACAGTTTTGTTACCAACGTCGTATAAAACTGTGACAGCATGGTCTGGTGTTTGTGCAATATCTAACAATAAAACTATGGGTTTTATTGTTAAAGATGTGTCATTGACGCTATTTAAAAACCACGATGACAAGTTTTACTTGACACCGCGTACAATGTACGAGCCTCGAGTTGCAACTATGTCTGATTTTGTACAAATAGAAAGCTGCACCACCACGTTTGTTAATGCAACTGTGGCGGAACTACCTAGCATAATACCCGATTACATTGATATTAATGGAACAATTAAGGACATGCTTGATCAATATAAACCCAATTGGACTGTGCCTGAATTGACAATTGACGTTTTCAATCAAACCTACCTTAATCTCACAGGTGAAATCAATGAACTAGAGAACAGATCTGTTATATTGCAACAAACTGTTCTTGAGCTTGAGAGCTTGATTGATAACATTAATGGCACACTTGTCAACCTTGAATGGCTTAACAGAGTTGAAACTTTTGTTAAATGGCCGTGGTGGGTGTGGGTTATAATTGGTTTAATACTGCTGATTGCACTACCTATGTTGTTGTTCTGTTGCTTGTCAACAGGTTGTTGTGGCTGTTGCGGCTGTTTAACTAGCTGCTTAGCCGGTTGTTGTAAAAATAGTTGTAAAAGGCCATCTTATTATGAGCCTATGGAAAAAGTACACATAAATTAGTACTCTACTCAACTAAACTTATGATTGCTAATTTGTTTGTAGGCTTGTTTTTACAATCTATATCATTTCTTAAACAAGATGTTACAATTATCTCTACAGACATTGTTAACAGTTCTAAATCTGTTGTTGCTAGTGAGCAACACTTTGTTGTTAATAGCAAACATTATCGTGCTATTCCTGAGTTTAGCATTGCTGTTTTGTTTGTTCTCTTTTTGGCTATGTACCGTTGTACGAGCTTTAAGCAGAATGTAGCTATACTTATTTTCAAGATCGTGGCTATGTGTTTTATTGCACCATTACTTATAATGTTTGGTTGTTATATTGATGGTGTTATTACCATAGTTGTACTTTTAGCAAGGTTTTGTTATTTAAGCTACTTTTGGTTCAGGTTCAAGCGTTTTGAGTTTGTATTCTACAACGTTTCAACTCTGATGTTCGTACACGGTAGAGCTGCACCGTATTTAAGAAGTTCGCACAACACTCATTATGTTACCCTCTATGGAGGTCTTAACTACATGTGTGTTGACGATCTTGCGCTGCACTTTGTGAACCCTATGCTAGTCAAGCTAGCTATTAGAGGCTTAGTTCAATTAGATCTTAATGTTGTTAGATCCATAGAACTTCTTAACGGTGATTTTATTTACATATTCTCACCAGAGCCTGTTGTTGGGGTTTACAATGCTGCATTTGACCGTGAAATTGTAAACGAAATTGACTTAAAAGAAAGTATCTATGAAATTCCCGACTCTACTGACAGTGATTGATGACAATGGAGTCGTGGTCAACTCAATATTCTGGCTACTGTTGATAATTGTAATTATATTATTTTCTATAGCACTACTTAATATTATTAGGTTGTGCCAGACTTGTTGCAGGCTAACTAATGTTGTTGTTATAATGCCTGCGCGACAAGCCTACAATGCCTATAAAGACTTCATGAATGTACCAAAAGCACCGGATAGTGTTTGCTTTGTGGTGTGACTCAACTAAACAAAATGATAGAGATAGTACTATTAGTTTGTTCTGCTATAGCAGCTATGGTTCCAACCACTGCTGCTAGTGGTAATCGCTATTGCTTAGTAAACAATACCGAAGGTGCCACACAGAATTGTTCTATTAATGATTGCATTGATGAGGGAAGTCTTATTTGGCATCTTATGAACTGGAGCTTCAGCTGGTCTGTGGTTTTAATTGTTTTTATTGCAATTTTGCAATATGGCAGACCGCAGTTCAGCTGGTTCATGTATGGGGTTAAAATGTTAATCATGTGGCTTTTATGGCCTCTTGTTTTAGCGCTCACGATTTTTAATGCCTATGCTGAATTTAAAAGTTCTAGATATGTAATGTTTGGCTTTAGCGTATCTGGTGCCATGGTCACATTGGTTATGTGGATTATGTATTTTGCAAGATCTATCCAATTATGGCGTCGTACCAGAACATGGTGGTCTTTCAACCCTGAGACTAACGCTATACTTTGTCTCAGTTCGGTAGGAAAGAGATTTGTTTTACCATTGAGTGGTGCTCCTACTGGTGTGACACTAACTTTGCTTTCTGGCAATTTATATGCTGAGGGTTTTAAAGTTGGAAGTGGTGTCAATGTTGACAATCTACCAAAATACATCATGGTGGCCACACCTGGTAATACAATTGTGTACCATCAGGTTGGAAAATCATTGAAAGCATCGAGTGCGACTGGATGGTCGTACTATGTCAGAGCTAAAGCTGGCGATTACTCAACAGAAGCAAGACATGACAATTTGAGTGAACATGAAAAATTATTACATATGGTATAAGAACTAAACTTCTATTATGGCTGGCAACGGACAACGTGTTAACTGGGGGGACGAACCTGTTCCTTCACAGAAGCGTGGTCGTTCTCGTTCCCGTTCACGCCGTAATGCTGATATACCATTGTCGTATTTCAACCCTATTACTCATGAAGGTAAGAAATCCTTTTGGACTGTAGCGCCAAAAGACTTCGTGCCTATTGGTAAGGGTAATAAGGACCAACAAGTAGGTTATTGGAATAGACAGCAACGTTACCGCATTCAAAGGGGTCAAAAAGTGGAATTACCAGACAGGTGGTTTTTCTACTACTTAGGAACTGGTCCACACAGCAATGCTAAATTTAAGGACCGCATTGATGGCGTTTTCTGGGTTGGTAAGAATGGTGCTAAAACTGTTCCTACAGGATTAGGAACACGTGGCACCAACCAACAGTCTCTTGACCTTAAATTTGATGGTAACGTGCCTAATGATTTCAAATTAGAACAAAATGTTGGGTCTAGAAACAACTCTAGGTCTCGATCTAGAGGAAGGTCTAAGTCCAACAATAGATCCAATAACAATAACAGTAACAGTGGTGATATTGCCACAGCTGTTGCTGCTGCCTTAGCTCAAATGGGTTTTGCTCCCAAAGATACACAGAAGAACAAGTCCCGCTCTAAATCTAGGGACAGGTCCAAATCTAGAGAAAGACCTACTCCTAATAATGAGAACAAGCACTCATGGAAAAAGACACCTGGTAAAGGGGAGGTTGAGTCTATGTTTGGAAAACGTAGACCTGAGGCAAACTTTGGCACTTCTGATTTGGTTAATGCCGGTAGTAGTGATAAACACTACCCACAATTAGCTGAGTTGGTTCCAGGGTCTGCTGCCTTACTATTTGGTGGCAAGTGGACCACAAAAGAAGAGAGCGATGGTGATGTTGTTGTGACTGTCAAGTACAGTTACACATTACCTAAAGGTGATAAGACAACTGCATTTTTGAAGCAGATTGATGCTTACACCAAACCCTCGGATATTGCCAAAGAACAACGTTCTCGATCTAAATCCAGAGAACGTCCTCAAACCCCTTTACCTTCCAATAGTGCAGAGACTGAAAATTACACTGGTGAATTTGATGAGAGTGTTGAAATTATTGATGAACTAAACTAATCCTTTTCATGAGTTCTAGCTTAATCACAATTTTCAGTGGTAAAATTTGGTTTTCTCTATCTAGACCTTTTAAAGATTGGATAGTATCTAAAGTTAGATTCAAGACACCTGTTGGAGGCAAAGTCAAACTAGACTACCGCCGCAGAGCTTTATTAAACAGTCATAACAATCATGTTAATTCTAACTTTAACAGTTCTGTCTCTGTTCTCAAATTCCTTAGGGCAAGAAGATGGCAAGCATCAACATCCCACATACAACTGGGAAAGATTAGAGTATTTTGAAGGTTCCTACATCGAAGTTGATAAATCTGTGGTTTTATCATTACCACTGGACGCCAAATTACATTGTGGTTTGGTTGATGGTGTTTTGTGCAAGTTCCCAGGTTTAGAAGCTGCATATGATGATCATGTAGACTATTATTTAGATGTAGACTCACCTTTCTACAAGTTTGTGGACACCTTCTACGTGGCTAAATTCACAGATGGCAAGTTCGATAATCGTGCCACGCTGAAATTTTTACCACGTAATAGCAAAAACAAGATGCTTGTTATAGGTTGTAGTCTTAATGACCCTTCTTTAGACTTGCCTTTTGGTACCAAAATCTATGATGATATGGATATGACTCTTGAAGTCGACCATGTGCCTTGCACTAACAGACGGTATTTCGTTAAGTACTGTCCTGGTGGTCCCAATCACTTTTGTTTTAAAGATAAATTGGTAGTCAGAAGGTTTAGAGCTTTCTTCCCTGTATCTAATAAAATTGAACATGATGATTTATAAGAAGATCTTCGGGCGAGTACCGCTAGATCTACTCTTACACAGAATGGTAAGCACGTATCTATGCAGGGTGTAAGTAACTCATAGATATATTAGGAAGTTTAGATTGAACTATTCAATACTAGATTGAAAAATTGAGAGTAATTTAAAGATCCGCTTAGACGAGCCAACAATGGAAGGGCTCAACTTTTGGATCTAGTCACTTGTTTATAGTAAATTGATGATAATTCTCCTTTTGATAGTGATACACAAAAAAAAAAAAAAAAAA